ATCAAATTGAGAAATAGTTATCAATACAAAAAGGGCACTTGTTAAACTATTTATTAACCACATTACATTTGCTAATAATTGTAATTCATTTTTTGTAAATTCTGTGATAACCTTTTTGTCTGGATTATATATATTAAAACCTAAAATTGGAGTCGCAATTTCGTTTGTAAATACTCTACTAATTTCAACAAAACATAAAAATATTTGTAAATATACATATTTTTGTATTGTATTAATTTTTATACTTAATACATATAAATTATCATTTGGACCATACATCAAATAATAATTATTATCGTCTTTATACGTTAACATAACTAGTAAAATTATTAAAAACAATAGAAAATTTACAAAAACACAATATCTTAATCTATAATTATTTTTCATATTATAATACGTAAGCATTTATCGTTTAAATAATTATATATAATTAATAATTTTTACAACTTGTACTTTTTTATTAAAAAGTATTTTTTCAATGCAGCGTTAACAAATATAAAAACTGGTTTAATAGCGCCATTATTTCATCCCGAATCGCCAATAAATCCACATTAGCCATTGCATTAAAATTCTTATTGGCCGGTAGGTCCAAGAGAAACTGTTTGTAGCCTTCTATAATACGTCGGCATTCCGCATTAGAAGAAAAGGTCTTTATACTCACACTGGGAAAAACCAATACTTTATCCCGGTTAATTTCGCTTTTGCCGAGTAAGACTTCAACAAATTCATCCGTTTTCGTATTTAAATTCGCAAACAAATCATCCGTTGCCTTATGCGTCGCATAGCTAGAGGTCTTCCAGTGGTAGATTTTAATTGTATTAATCATTTCTAAAAACTTGGGAATCACCAATCTGGCTAAAGCGGGTACTGTATTTGCACCACCCCGTTTATGTCTTGTCTGTCTTGTCCGTCTTGTCTGTCTTGTCTGTTTTGTCTGTTTTGTACGTCTTGCACCCGACATTCGTCTTGTCTGTCTTGCACCCGACATTCGTCTTGCACCCGACATTCGTCTTGCACCCGACATTCGTCTTGTACCCATTATATTATACGCATAGACTATAATATAATATTCAAGGTTCATCATCTTCTTCTATTTCAAAATCTAATAACGCTCTCGCAGAATCGCGATTATATGTATCACTTTCATAACTCCGCCATAAAAATTCCAACATAAAATCATATAAATCCATCTGGGTAAAAATCGTTAGCACCGTCGGTTGCGCAATCCCCACCACTGACAAAGTTTCGCTAAAATTCGCCAGAGACATGGCCTGACTAAAATTCGCCCGACTCATGGCTTGACTAAAATTCGCCCGACTCATGGCTTGACTAAAATTCGCCCGACACAATGGACACGTATAGGTCCGCTGTTCAACCAAATGTTGCCAGCATTTATAGTGAAAGGCATGTTTACAAGGCAAATACAGGGCCATTTTCGGTAACATTGGCTCTAGACAAATTGTACAATTATCTTCTTCTAAACCCGCAAAATAACGCCGTAGAATCAAGCGTTTCTGCGTAAAAGCGACCTCCCCGGGACACCATCCACCGTGATTTACATTTACCCCGTCATTTACATTTACCCCGTCATTTACATTTACCCCGTCATTTACATTTACCTGTGTGTCTCTTGTTCGTTTCATTATCTATAAATATATGTATCTTATATAGTGATTTTATATATATTTACTAGACACACACACACGTTCATATTCTTTTATGTTTTGTTCTAAATTTATAATTTTATATCTATGCTGATAATATGGCTTATTTGTTCGGTCATTCACGTTTCCAATAAATAGTCCAACAAGATACGGCAGCAACATATAATAAAATATGTTATTATAATAAAATATGTTATTTAAAAGTATTTTAACGACATAAAGTACTTAAAGCCTTTAGTATTATAAAATATATCCCCGGGGGTCGGGATCATACATCTTCTGTGGCGCAATTGGTTAGCGCATTCGGCTGTTATTATCGTATAATAGTTACCGAAAGGTTGCCAGTTCAAGTCTGGTCGGAAGAGTATCCGGTGGCGCTGTCATTTTACAGGGAACTTGACCGAGTGGTTAAGGTGTTGGATTTAAGACCCAATGGAATATTTCCGCGTGGGTTCAAACCCCACAGTTCCCATAAAATGTGCATCGTCACCGTATAAAAATATATATTGCAAAATATATATATTTTTTACTATTTGCACATACGCATACACCTTTGCACAATTAAATCGCCGACTTTGTCAGTAGCAAAGGTTGACAGTTAAAACGTCACTGTTTACTTCATAAACGTATTAAAAACACGTTACTTTAGTACTATAATATACTCTAATATACTCTAATAAAAATGTCCTTCACTAATAATAATACGGCAGTTCATAACCTGATTCATAATACATTGTTTGCAGCAGGGTGGACAAGCGTCAGCAGTCCCACAAGCACAAGCGTCAGCAGTCCCACAAGCACAAGCGTCAGCAGTCCCACAAGCACAAGCGTCAGCAGTCCCACAAGCGTAAACACAAGCAAATTTACATACCGCAACAAAGACCCTTATGACGAATTCGTCGTGGACTATATCTCCACTAAGGCTATTGTACTTACCGTCCCTATTCCATTTCACGGCAGTTCGTTGGCCTATCAAAAAACCTTTTCTACAGACAATATGGCAGTTATTTTGAATTATCTTCAAATTCATTTAGGTAATTGTAAATGAAATGAAATGTAAATGAAATGAAATATAAATGTAAATGAAATGTATTGTAAATAAAAATTAAATAGACAATCTATTATTTTTCTTTTTATAGTATATAAAAATGAACATTTCTTGTGCACCGGTGAAAATATCTTGTATAAAGCCCCCTACTGCGTCTGATATTAGTCATTTGAAATCCGCCGACTTCGCCCCCAATACTCTCATTGACAAAGTGTTTAGTGGTTTAGCCAGTGATTATAAAGAATTAAAAAAATCCTCCCCTTCAAAAAGTAAAAGTAAAACACACGGGGGCAAGAAAAGTCGGCGGCGGCGCCAGACGAAAAAAATGCTAATGCGTATGCGTATGCGTATGCGTATGCGTATGCGTGGCGGCGCCCTCTCCGACTTTCAAAAGAACCGGATTACTGATATAGTGATCCTACTCGTGGCAGGCAGTGCCGTGGCCGCCGGCAGTTATTGGTCAGTCGCCTCTGTCGTAGAATCCTATATTGTCTCGGTCGGTCTTTTACCCAAACTGTGTGGGCAAAGTATCTTTGAGCACGCCTTAAGCAATTTTGCCTCCACGTATGGCAGTGAAACCTGTGTGGCTCGTACTCAACGTTACAATACCATCGTTACGGGTGTAGTGGCGGCCATCACGACGGCGGGCTGGTTTAACCGCGAAATGTTTACTAAAGCTGGGTTAACCAAGAATTATGCTAGCGTCCACAAAAACGTGAAAAGTACACTCTTTGCCGCCGATGGCCCCCTTACCCCCTCCCCCAACCAAACTCGTAAGAAAAGTGCTAGTCGCACTCGCAGCAAGAGCCGCAGCCCCCCCAAGACCACTACTAGCAATTAAACTTTTATTCCTCAAAAGAATACGATCTTTTTTTCATAATCTGCTCAAAAAAATCACCCTGGCCTGATCCTATTCCTAGCCCACCACCCCCACCAGCACCAGCACCCCCCCCCTCCACAGCACCTCTCGGTCTCGGCAAACACCAATCCTCACCAGCAAAACAACAACACCACCGGCGACATAAATCATTCATATAAAAACTTATACAATTCTGTTGTTCAAGTTTTACGGTTTCAATCTCCTCTTGAAACATCTGATCAATCAACGAAAAGGCGGTATTCAAATACAGAATCGTATCAATAATCTGGCGTTTTTTCTTAAACAACACCGTCGCCCGTTGATTATAGGTTTGGATCTGTTGTTTCTGCATGGCATTAATAAATCGCAATTCATTCTTGACGTTTTTCAACTCCGTCAACGCCTTGGCCCGGTAATCATCAATCTTTTTAATCACCGCAAAGATATTCGTATTATAAATAAGGGTATATTTATAGCGAATGGTATTGGGTATAATAAACTGGTTAATCACTTTGATACCATCAATACGTTCTTCAATTTGTTTAATATTTTCCCGCATTCGCTGAATAAGCTCGGCCTCGGCGGCTAGTCGTAATTCTCGCAAGTCGGCCTTTTTCTTTGCCTCTGGCTCTTGCCATAGCGCATTGTCTGGATTCAACAACGGGTCACTGAAAAGCAACACTTCCCCCGATTGAAATTCCACAAAACTCTGTAATTTATCGTACTCGTGGGCCGAAATCTTGTGCGCTTCCGCCTCCGCATCCAGTTTCAAATAATTAATAATGGCGAGTAAAAACGCCACAAACGCGGACAAGGCCGCCAAAATCAGTGGCCCATTCGCCACCTGCTGTAAAGGGGCCTGTAAAATCGCCCCCAAGGCGGAAATAAAAATAGAGGGCAACATTAAACAGTTCAAAATGGTGACGGTATGGGAACGGGCTTCCATATAAATTATTTTCTGGCCTTTCAAATAACTGGCTAATATATCCAAGGCAGCCGAATACCGGTGAACCACATCTTGCTGATAAGATTTATTAATATGTCTTTTGATGGCATTATAGGATAATTTATTGTAGTGTAATTTATTTGTATAGTGTAATTTATTGTAGTGTAATTTATTTGTATAGTCTAATTTATTTGTGTAGTCTAATTTATTTGTAGTGTAGGTTGGGCCGTGCGCCTCGTTACTGTCAATATCATTATCGGAATCACTTGGCTCACTCCCATAGATATTATCTTCGTAATTTTCCATCACGTCCGGCCTGGCATGGTCCACCATGGCATGTTCCTCCCTGGCAACTTCTATCACGTCCGGCCTGGCAACTTCTATCACTTCCGGCCTGGTATGGTCTTCCATATATAATATATATATATCAAAGACTTGTTCTGGTTTCGCTAGCACTTATATTGCTGATCAGTGGACCCAAACCCCCCTTCCCCTCGCGGCGTAACACTCAATTCCTCTGCCTTTACTAAATGCACATACATCGGGTAAGTAAGATTCGGTGGACAAATTTGTACTAAACGTTGCAAGGGTTCAATTTCAAATGGCTTATCTTGCCAATTATCAAACATGGCAATCAAGTTACCCCGGTAGCCGGCATCAATAATTCCCACAGAGTTCGCTAACCTTAGGGGTGTTTTAGTTCCGGTACTGGATCGGGGATAGAGGTAATAACCTACGGGCGTAGCCGATACAGACGTTGCCGACACAAACTCCATCGCGGCTTTCACCCGATGGTCCACTTTACCAGTTTGCCGTCCGGCAATCACTAGTTTCTCTGGACAAAATAAATCAAACCCGGCATCAAAAAAAGTCGGCCCTGGGGACTGTAAGTAACTGTCTACCATCGCATTATTTTTCTGGATGGCTTTCTGGTATGCGGCTTCCATTTCTACATCAATGGCTAAAATCAATACATAATACGGTTTAGTTATAGTCATTGGGTTATCTATAGTTAAATCTATACAACTCTATTTTAAGTCTATTTTATACAAGTATTTAACCAACCCAATTGGGTGGTAATAAGCCATCCGCAATCGCCTCCGCCGGTGTCAAGGCATTCGTGTCACAACCTTGGTGGTTGACATTGGGGGGGAAATGCTGCATATTCGGTGGCGTCGGCAAACAATGTCGCTTTTGTAATAAACTTCGCATATATTCACTTTCGCATATTGCCCCCGAACCATTGCTCTTCGTATAATATTCTTGGTAATATTTTTTGCCCCCAATATGGTACGTCCCCGCCCGGCATTGCAGTTTTCGGCCCACATTGTTCGGCTCCAAGGGACAGGCATAGGGCATCGTCGCCAACAACCCTTCATTCTTGTTCACCACACAACTCCCGTTCGCCGCCACCACGTTCTTAATATACAAAGATTGTTCATAATTCTCCGACCGGAAATCCTGAACCCAATTTTCTTGACTACCCTTCCCACAATTCCCGTTACTACAAATCGGGTATTTAAAGGTCTCAAACAAGTACCCCCGCGTATTCTTGGTAGACAGTTTCACAATACTCGGATCATTGGTGCAGCAACTACCGGAATTATAAATCACGACATCATACTTGCCGTTATGACCACCGTTCCCCCGGGGCTCCGTACCCCGAAAAGGCGTCCGCGTGACCGATTTGGCGAGGTTCGTTATACCCACTTGCCCGATGTTGCGGTGCCCTCCATTTAAAGAAAACCCGTTGGCCGAAACGGGATCAAAATACCGGCGTGAATTTCGTTTTAAAGCAACAATGGACATTATTATATATATACACAACACTTTTACACTTTTACACTTTTACACTTTTGGCAAAAGTGTCGCAAAACACACTTTTGGCAAAAGTGTCGCAAAACACACTTTTGGCAAAAGTGTCGCAAAACACACTTTTGGCAAAAGTGTCGCAAAACCTCTATGTACTACGTTATATACTACGTATCTCCTATACGTATTTCACAACAACGTATTTATCAACAACGTATTTCACAACAACGTATTTATCAACAACGTATTTCACAACAACGTATTTATCAACAACGTATTTCACAACAACGTATTTATCAACAACG